GAGTCTTTTAGGCGCGCAGACGCGCGCGCCCTCCCCCAGCCCCTCCCGCAAGCGGGAGGGGAGTTTTAGCGGAGAATTTTCATGAAATGGTTCGGGCGGAAGTCCGGGCGCGAGGGTTCGCGTCCGGTGTTGGCGCGTGGGCAAGGCGCGGGCGCGGTGCTGGGCGAGTGGCCGCAGAGTTATGAGGCGCAGGTGCGCGCTGGCTATGCCGCCAATCCGGTGGCGCAGCGGGCGGTGAAGATCGTTGCCGAAGGGGTCGCGGGGGCTCCGGTGGAGGCGAGCGATGCGGCCCTGCTGAAGCTGGTCACGGCGCGCAGCCAGGGGCAGGAGCTGGGGGCGACGATCGCCGTGCAGCTGCTGTTGCATGGCAATGCCTATGTGCAGCTGCTGGGGACAAGCGCGGGGGGTGTGGCGGAGCTGTTCGCGCTGCGGCCCGAGCGGGTGAGTGTGGAGACCGATGCCGGGGGGTGGCCCGTCGGCTATCGCTATCGTGTCGGCGGGAGCGTCAGCGTGATCGCGGCGGAGGATGCGGCGGGGCGGCCGCAGGTCGTGCATTTGAAGGCGTTCAACCCGATCGACGATCATTATGGGCTGGGCTGCCTGGGCGCGGCGTCGGGGGCGATTGCGATCCACAATGCGGCGACGCGGTGGAACAAGGCGTTGCTCGACAATGCGGCGCGGCCTTCGGGGGCTTTGGTCTATGAGCCAGGGGACGGGAGCGCGCTTAGCCCCACGCAGTTCGAGCGGCTGAAGGGCGAGATGGAGGCTGGCTTTGCCGGTGCCGCCAATGCCGGACGCCCGATGCTGCTGGAGGGCGGGCTCAAATGGCAGGCGATGAGCCTGTCGCCGGCGGACATGGATTTTGTCGGGCTGAAGGCGGCGGCGGCGCGCGAGATTGCGCTGGCGTTCGGGGTGCCGCCGATGCTGATCGGGCTGCCCGGCGACAATAGCTATGCGAACTATCGCGAGGCGAACAAAGCGGTTTGGCGGATGACAATCCTGCCGCTGGCGGACAAGATCCTGACCGAATTGGCGCAGGGGCTGTCGCCGTGGTTCCCCGACGCGCGGCTGTGGGTCGCGGTCGACAAGGTGCCGGCGATGGCCGAGGACCGCGAGCGGCTGTGGCGCAGCGTCAGCGGGGCGGAGTTTCTGAGCGATGCTGAGAAGCGCGCGATGCTGGGGATTGCCCCGGAGATTGGGGCGTGAGCGCGCCGGTCGACGGCAAGCTGCTGGCGCAGCTGATCGCGCAAGGGAGCGCCGAGGGCGCGGACATGGCGACGCTGCGTGCGGTGGCCGAGGAAGCGGGCGAGCTGGGCGCGAGCCGGGCGCTGGCGCGACTGGGGCTGGATGATCCCCATGCGGGCAAGGACATGGGCGAGCTGCGCGAGCTGTTGGAGGCGTGGCGCGATGCGAAGCGGTCGGCGGTGAAGGCGGTGGCCGGGTGGGTCGTGCGGATGCTGCTCGCGCTGCTGGTCGTGGGGCTGGCGGTGAAATTGGGGTTCTGGGGGGTGGGGAAGTGAATGGTCCTGACAGGCCCTCCCCCGGCCCCTCCCGCAAGCGGGAGGGGAGTGTGCGGTTCGCTGGTTATGCGGCGGTGTTCGATGTGCCGGATCGGGGTGGGGATGTGATCCGGGCCGGGGCGTTCGGGGCGCGGGTGCGGCGGGTGCCGTTGCTGTGGCAGCATCGCGGGCAGCCGGTGGGGGTGATCGAGGCAATCGGCGAGGATGCGCGGGGCTTGCGCGTGACGGGGCGCGTGGATGCGCCGGAACTGGCGGCGCTGGTGGCGCTGGGTGCGGTCAATGGGCTGAGTTTCGGATATCGGACGGTGACGGCGCGGCAGGGGCGGTGGCGCGAGATCGAGCGGCTGGAGCTTTGCGAGGTGAGTTTGGTGGCGCGGCCGATGCAGAAGCTGGCGCGGGTACATGCGGTGGAGCAGCGCCAGCTTAAACGAACAGCCTCAGGCGAGCAGCCAGACGAGGAGCCTGAACAGCGAAATCGGGGTGCCGCCATAGGCCGTGACGTAGAGCAGAATTGACCCGGTAAGACAGGCGGCGATTGCCCAGCGCCGCCATGCGAAGATCGCGCCCGCCAACAGCGCGAACCCGATCAGGTTGAGGATGACGTAAGGCAACAGCAGCTGTGACGGGATTTTGGCGCTCTCGTGCACCAGAATCAGCAGGTTGGTCGCCACCAAAAGGCCGAGTGTCACACGGCGGTTGCGCAGAAAATATTCGTCGAGATTTCCCCAATCCTCGGGATCGCGCGGCACGACGAGCACGCTGGCGGCAAAGGCGCAGACCCCGATCAGGGTCGGCACGGCGAGACCCTGCATGGAGATTTGCACATCCTTGAGGCTCATCCATGCGTCGATGAACAGCGCCATCAATTGCAGGAATACGAGCGCGCCGAGCAACGGCGTGAGCAAGCCGAGTTTCGGGCGCTGGCGGTGGCGCAGCAAGTTCATGAAGCCGAGCAGCAGCTCGGCCACGGCAAGCCCGACGAGCAGGCTGTAGAAGGTCATGAAGAATTCGAACTGGCTCATCGCGCGCCCCCACGAAGACAACAGCTTACGGGCTATGTCCGGTTTCGCAATGGCGGAAGGTCGCGCGTAGAATCGAGGTGATGACTATCTCAAGCGGCGGGCGTTCGCGCGGACCTTGCGGCGGTAATGGGCGAGTGCCTTGCGAGTGGACGTTGCGGGGCTGGTGCCGAGCGCGCCGGTCATCATCGCCAGTTGCAGTTCGAACGCGGCGGTCATTTTTTCGGAGACCATGAGCTCGGTCTCGCGCTGTGCCTCGGCACCGCCCTGGGCGATCTTGGTCGCGCGCAGGCCGATGACGGCGGCGGATTCCCAGCCGAGTGACCAGGCGTCGAATCCGGCGTTCATCCAGCTTTTGTTCGATCGTTTGGACATTTGGAATTCCCGGAGTGACGGTGCGTCGCGGTCCTAACGAAGCAGGGTCGCGGATGGGCCCGCGCGGCGGCGCGTAAGACGCGCTGTTTGCGGATTTTCTGAGACGACGGGGTTCGCGTGTGGCGGGCCCCCTCCACCATCGCTTTGCGATGGTTCCCCTCCCCGTTCCCCCGGCTTTCGTCGGGGCAGGCGCGGAGGATTTTCTGTTGGAACGGGAGATACTTATGGAAACGAAGGCGGATGTCCTCGAACAGTCGTTCGAGGCGGTGGAAGCGGCTGGGGTGCCGGTGGCGCGGCCGATGTTGAGTGGCGCGCGCAGTGTGGGCGGCGCGGCGTTTGAGGGGTTTTTGCGCTCCGGGAGCGGGGCGCTGGAGATGAAGGCGCTGTCGGGGGCGAGCGGGGCCGAGGGCGGCTATGCCGTGCCACGCGAGATCGACCGCCAAGTCGATGCGACGCTGGCGAGCATCTCGCCGATCCGTGCCATCGCCAATGTCGTGACGGTGGGCAGCGCGGGGTATCGCAAGCTGGTCGCGTCGGGCGGGACCGAATCGGGCTGGGCGAGCGAAACGGCGGCGCGCGACGAGACCGATACGCCGGTGTTCAACGAGATCGCGCCGCCGATGGGCGATCTGTTCGCCAATCCGGCGGCGAGCCAGGCGATGCTGGATGACGGCGCGTTCGATGTCGAAGCGTGGCTGGCCGACGAGATTGCGCGCGAATTTGCGCGGGCCGAGGGGGCCGCGTTCGTCAGCGGTAACGGGACCAACAAGCCCAAGGGCTTTCTGACCTATGCCACTGCGGCGACGGGCGATGATGCGCGGGCGTTCGGGACGTTGCAGCATGTGCTGTCGGGGGCGGCGGGGGCGTTCGCGGCCAATCCCGAAGAGACGCTGATCGACCTGGTTCAGGCGCTCCGCCCGCCCTATCGGCAGGGGGCGGTGTTTGCCATGAATTCGGCGACGCTGGCGCGCATCCGCAAGTTCAAGACGAGCGATGGCGCGTTCCTGTGGCAGCCCTCGCTGAGCGCGGGGCAGCCGGCGAGCCTGCTGGGCTATCCGGTGGTCGAGGCCGAGGACATGCCGGATATCGCCGCAGGATCGCTGTCGATCGCGTTCGGCAATTTCAAGGCCGGGTATCTGATCGCCGAGCGCGGCGAGACGCAGATCCTGCGCGATCCGTACAGCAACAAGCCGTTCGTGCATTTCTATGCGACCAAGCGGGTCGGCGGCGCGGTGACGAATAGCGAGGCGATCAAGCTCCTCAAATTCTCCGCCTCTTGAGGCGGACGGGCAGCGCGCGGCAGGGTTAGCGGGGCGGAAGCCATCGCGATTCTGCCGTTCGTTGCACCGCTGATACAGTCGGGCCGGGGCGATGCGGGCGCCCCGGCCGGTTCCGACTTTACCTCCGCAGGAGCAGACACATGGCAGACCTGATTTACGCAGATTTGGTCGAGGAAACGACGACGACCGAGGGGACTGGCGCGATTACGCCGGGCGGTGCGGTGACCGGATCGCGCAGCTTTGCGTCGGTGCTGAGCGAGGGAGACCAATTTTACTACGCGATCGACGGCGCGCCGGCGGATGCGAGCATGTTCGAGGTGGGGATCGGTACCTTTACCAGCGGGACGATCGAGCGCGATCCGATCGTGTCGTCGGACGGGACGAGCGCGATTGACCTGCCGGTTGGCACCAAGTCGATTTCGCTGACGGTCGCGGCGGAATTTTATGAGACGGTGCAGGCGCATGACGTCTTCGCTGCGTGGCAGGCAATTCCCGGAAATGAGAGCCTGACCGTTACCGACTTTCTCGACGAGATTACCGGGGTCGATGGGCTGTCGGCACCGGTCTACACGATCGAGACCGAGACGCCGCCCGACATCAATAACGGGTGGTCGCAGGAGGGGGTCGTCTATGAATCGCCCTCACGCGACGAGGATGGCGACCCGTCGGGCATCCGCTTCGGGCTGGCCTTCACCTATGGCCCCTATCCCGCGAACACGCAGTTTCCCGGGCAACCGGAATATACCAACAATGTGTTCGGCCTGTCGTGGAATCTGACCACCAGCTTCACCCCGATCAACACCGATATGGGTGGGCCGTCGATCCGGGTCGAAAGCCGGTTCAAGAAGCCGACGCGCAATCCGGGTAATCCGGGCGGGTGGGTCGACGGGTCCGAATTTCATCATGCGATGCACACCACGGGGTCGGGCGGGTCCGAATATCGCCCGATCAGCATCTATGCGCCGTTCGACACGGCCGACTGGGGCTATGATTCCGACATCAGCTTCCAGGGGGCGTTCTACGCCTTTGCCGATGGCTATCGCAATTCGCACGTGACGTTCGGTTGGAACGGGGCGTCGGGCGATAGCAAGCCGATTACCCTGTCCAACCAGGTGCGGATCAACCGGACGGGCAACAATGCGCCGTGGCTGACCCAGACCAATGCGGCGGGCAATGCGCAGATCAACCTGCCCTATGTCAATTCGGGCAATGGCTATACGTTCGACCGCGACATCTATTTGTCGGCGGGGAATGTCGGGACCAATCCGCTGGGCATCCAGTCGCTCTTGTCGCTCGTCGGCACGTCGGGCTTCACCAATGGCGCGCGGATGATCTACCTCAACACCAATGCGGTGACCGGGTCGGTGACGGGGTTCGAGACCGAGATTTCGGCATCGACCCGGTTCGAGGGGTTCAAGCTGCGCAACACCCATGCGAGCGGCGTCGCGGGCGGGCGGATCCAGGGCAATGGCAACCTGTATCTCGACTTTTTCAACGAGGCGAATTTCCATCGCTGGGGCCTGCGGCTCAAGACTGATGGCGATTTCACCATCGGTCAGAGCGTGCAGGGCGCGGATATTGCCGACGCGATCCGGATCAACTTCACGACGCTGCAGACGCAGTTCATGAAGGCGCCCAAGCTGCCGAGCGCGACGGTGGCTGGTGCCGGGTCGGCGGCGAGCGCCGGGGCGGGTGCGTTGCACTATGTGACCGATCTGAACGCGACGACGTCGGGCAGTGTCGCGGCGGGTGGCGGGACCAATGATGGCGTGGTGGTCAGCGACGGCACCGACTGGCGGATCATGACGGCATGGTGAGCGGTCGGGGAGCGGGCGGGTGATTGCGCGCGCGCCCATCGCTGCGGGGACGATTGCCGGGATGGGGCGGCGGTCGGTTCCGATTGGGGCTGACTTTGTCGTGCCGTTCGCGGCGATCGGGCTGGCGGCGCTGGACCGGCGGGCGATGCGGGCGGTGCGTGCAGAGGACGCGGACGCGGCGGGCGATGTCGAGCCTGCTGTCACGGTTGCACCGTCTATCGTGGGGCTGGCGGCGGGTGATCGTCACCGGGTGATCCGCATCGGCTGAAGCGTCGCATCGGCGGCGATCTGAAAGGGGTGGTCCTGCGGGGCCGCCCCTTTTTTCTTGGGAGCGAGGGATGGGCATTTTCCTGAAGGATCCGGCGGCGGCGCTGGACTATGCGATCGACTGGGCCGCGATTGCGGGCGCGGCGGGGCTGAGCGCGAGTAGCTGGGCGGTCGAGCCGGCGCATGATGACGGGCTGACCGTGGTCGCCGAGGCGGTCAGCGGGCCACGCTGTGCCGCGACGGTCGAGGGCGGGCGGCCGGGGATCGTCTATCGGCTGACCAACCAGGTGAGCTGGAGCGACGGGCGGCGTGATGCGCGGTCGCTCGACGTGCGGGTGGAGCGGCGGTGATGGTCGAGACGATCGCGCCGCCCGAGGCGGCCCCCGTCGCGCTGGCCGAGCTGCGCGCATTCCTGCGGATCGAGGGCGTGGATGGCGATGCCGAGCTGGCAGCGCAGCTGCGGGTGGCAACCGAGGTCTGCGAGGGGTTCATCGGTGCGCAATTGCTCGAGCGGACGCTGCGCGAGACGCTGGCGGTGCGATCCGAGTGGCAGGCGCTGAGCGTCTCGCCGGTGCGGGCGGTGACGGCGGTCCATGCGCTTTCGCCCGACGGTGCGGAGGTCGCACTGGCACCCGAGAGCTATGGAATCGATATCGATGCAGCGGGGCGCGGGTGGGTGCGGTGCGTCTCCCCGGCGGGTCAGCGGATCGCAGTGACCTATGCGGCGGGGAGCGCGGCGGACTGGAACGCGGTGCCCGAGCCGGTGCGGCACGGCATCCTGCGGCTGGCCGCGCATCTGCGGATGGATGGCGATGGCGTGCCGCCCGCGGCGGTGACGGCATTGTGGCGACCGTGGCGGGTGATGCGGCTGGGCGCGGGGGCGGTGCGATGAGCGCGGCGGTCGTGCTGACCGAAGCGATCCGGGCAGCGTTGGCAGGGTACGCGCCGCTCGCCGAGGGGCTGGCGGGGGTGTTCGACGCGCCGCCGGTGCGCGCGGCGACGCCGTATGCGCTGATCGGTGAGGCGCAGCTGTCCGACTGGGGGACCAAGGACATGGTCGGGCGCGAGGCGCGGGTCGTGGTGAGCTTGCACGATGCCGGGGAGAGCCCGGCGCGGTTGCGGCGGCTTTCGGGCGAGGTCGAGCTGGCGATGGCAGGGATGCCGCGTGCGATCGGTGACGGCTGGGACTTGGCGAGCCGGGTGCTGTTGCGCGCGCGGATCGAGCGGAAGGGCGAGGGGCGCTGGATCGCGACGAGCGAGTGGCGGCTGCGGATGCTGAAGAGCGGGATGTGAGGGAGATACGGATATGGCGGTGGAGAAGGGAAGCGCGTTCCTGTTGAAGGTGGGCGATGGCGGGTCGCCGGTCGCCTATGCGACGGTGGCGGGGCTGCGCACGACGCAGCTGAGCGTCAATGGCGAGGCGGTGGCGATCACGTCGAAGGACTCGGGCGCGTGGCGCGAATTGCTGTCGGGCGCCGGGGTGCGATCGGTGAGTGTGTCGGCGGCGGGGGTATTTACCGGGTCGGCGGCGGAGACGCGGATCCGGGGCAATGCGCTGAGCGGGGTGATCGACGATTATCGGCTGAGCTTTGAGAGCGGCGAGACGATGACGGGGCGGTTTCTGGTCACGCGGCTGGACTATGCCGGGGATTTCAACGGGGAGCGGTCGTACACGCTGAACCTGGAGAGTTCCGGGCCGGTGGTGTCGGCATGAGCGCGAACCCGGCGCGGGGCGAGGCGGCGGTGCGGGTTGCGGGGGTGGAGCTCGTGCTGCGGCCTTCGTTCAACGCGCTGGTTGCCGCCGAGCAGGAAGTGGGGCCGTTGTTTGCGCTGGTCGAGCGGGCGGCTGACGGGCGGCTGGGGCTGGGCGAGATGGTCGCCTTGTTCTGGCATTGCCTGAAGGAGCGGCCCGAGGGGCTGACCCGTGAGGCATTTGGCGAGGGGGTGGCGGCGGGGGGACTGGCCGCCGCGACCCCGGCGTTGCGTGTGCTGATCGGGCAGATTCTGGCGGGGCGATGAAGTTCGCGGAGCGGGCCGCGCTGCTGGCGGGGCAGGCGGGGGTGGCGTTCGGGTGGACGCCGGAGCTGTTCTGGGCGGCGACGCCGGAGGAGCTGGCAATGCTGGTGCGGGCGGTGACGGGTGAAGCGGTTGCACCGCCCGATCGCGACATGATCGCGCAGCTGATGGAGGCGTTTCCCGATGGATGACGAGATCGACCGGATGGTGGTGCGGGTGCGTGCCGACACGCAGGGCTTTGCCCGCGATGTCGCTGAAATGCGCGCGGCGATTGACGGGCCGTTACAGGCCGGAGCGGATCGCGCGGGGCGCGGGATCGAGGCAGCACTGCTCCGCGCGGTGCGGACGGGCAAGTTGGGGTTCGAGGACCTGAAGCGGGTGGCGTCGCAGATCATGGCCGAAATTGCGGCCGAGGCGGTGCGTGGCGGAATGAGCGCGCTGTTCGGTGGCGGCGGTGGCAGCGGAATCGGTGCGGCGATCGGTAGTTTGTTCGGCCTGCCGGGGCGTGCGACCGGCGGGCCGGTGGCGCCGGGGCGGGCCTATGTCGTCGGCGAGCGCGGGCCGGAGCTGTTCGTACCGACGAGCAGTGGGCGGGTCGAGGTGCCTTCGGGCAGCGGCGGGCATGATGTGCGGGTGGCGATCACGATCAATGCGCCGGGCGGCGGCGAGGCCGCCGGGGCGCTGCGGCAATCGGGGCGGCAGGTGGTGCGGGCGGTGAAGGCGGCGCTGAGCGCGGTGGATTGAGCGGTTCCCCTCCCGCAAGCGGGAGGGGTTAGGGGAGGGCTTGTCCGCAGGCGACGTCGCCTCTTTGACAGGCCCTCCCCCGGCCCCTCCCGCAAGCGGGAGGGGGGAATAAGGGGGTAGGTATGGCATATTGGCTGGCGTCCGAGCGGACGGTGCAGGCGGCGGGGGTGATCTCGCGCTTTGATCCGGCCTATTGGACCGTCAATTTTCCGCGGCCGATGATGGCGAGCGTGGTGACCACTGCGCCGGATGCGTTGCGGGTCGATGCGGTGTTTTACCGGCAGGACGATCTGGCGGGGCTAATTTGGGAGAGCGTGGATCGGCATGACCACCCGCTGCTCAGCTATAAGACCAGTCGCGACTATCGTGGGTGCCGGTTGCGCTTTCGCTGGCGGTCCGGCGGGGTGATGCCGCTGGATGCGGTCAACGGCCCGGTGCTGACGATCGAGGGGCGCGACGCGGCGGGGGTGCTGCGTGCCTGGTATGTGCGGTTGTGGAACTATGCCGAGGGGACGCCGGAGGATTGCGTCGTCGGTATCGACTTTGCCAGCGTAGCGGGCGGGTTCGTGCTGCCGGATGAGGCTGATCCGGTGTGGGCGGGCGATGTCGACCGGATGTTCGTGAGCCTGGTGCCGCCGGATTACACCGGGGAGGCTGTGGCACTGGACGCGCCGGTCGAGGGCTGGGTCGAGCTGTCGGAGATCGCGGTCGCGGGGCCGGGGGCAGTGCTGGCGATCGGCGATGTGGTGGTGCCCGAACATGGGCTGTCGATCTGTTCGGGCTATGACGACAGCTATCATGTCACCCCGGCGCGGCTGCTGCGCAATGCGCTCCAGCTCGGCTATCGCGGGGACATCGTCCATTATGTCGGGATGAGCCATTATTTCCGGCTCGAGGCGGCGTCGGGGGGCTATTATGCGAGCCTGAGCGGAGGGGCGCTGAATGGCCCGTGCGTTGCGTGGCATTCCGATTTCGCGGCGCGGGCGAGGGCGCTCAGGTTCGGGGTGATCTGGTCGCTCAGCTACGAGCTGTTCGACGCGCATTGCTGGGGCGACTGGAAGCAGCGGGCGTTCGATGGATCGCCCGCGCTGACCGGGTGGGAGCCGCCCTCGGCGCTACTATCGCCAGCCCATGCGGGGGCGATGGGGTATTTGCAGGCGGTTGCGGCGGCCTTTGTCGGGATCGCGCAGGATGCCGGGCTGACGGTGAAGTTCCAGGTCGGCGAGCCGTGGTGGTGGGTGATGGCGGATGGCCGGTTGTGCATCCATGACGATGCGGCGAAGGCGGCTTTGGGCGAGCCCGCTGAGCAGAATGTGCGGGATGATCCCGACACGGGTGTGCTGGACGCGGCGGGGGCGGTGCTGGCGGCTTCGACTGCGGCATTGGGCGCGGCGGTGCGCGGTGTCGCGCCCGAGGCGGAGCTGTTGCTGCTCGCCTATCTGCCGACGGTGCTGGACCGGGAGGCGCCCGAATTGATGCGGGCGAATTTGCCGGTCGGTTGGGCGTTTCCGGCGTTCGATGTGCTGCAGCTTGAGGATTATGACTGGGCGGCGGCGGGCAACGCCGTGGCGAGCGCGCGCGGCGTGGCGCTGGCGGAGGCGCGGCTGGGCTATCCGGTCGAGCGGCAGCATTATTTCGCGGGGTTCGTGCTGAACCCGGAGGATGCGCAGCAGTGGCGCGGGATTGCCGCGGCGGCGGATGCGGCGCGTGCGCGGGGGGTGGCGGCGACGTTCATCTGGGCGTTGCCGCAGGTGATCCGCGACGGGTTTGTGACCTTCGATCAGGAGGAAGAGATGCAGGCGTTCGACGATGTGCTGTTCCCGATCGCGCTGGGGCGCGAGGCGGAGGTGGCACCCGAGGTTTCGACCGCGATCCTGACCAGTGCGGGCGGGCATGAAGCGCGCAACGCCGCCTGGGCGCAGGCGCGGACGCGGTACGATGTCGGGCCGGGGGTGCGGAGCGAGGCGGATATCCGGGCGCTGCTGGGGTTTTACCGGGCGCGGATGGGGCCGGCGCGGGGGTTCCGGCTGCGCGATCCGTTTGACGATTGCTCGAACGATGCGGGCGCGCCGGGGGCGACCGACCAGGTGCTGGGCGAGGGGGACGGAGAGCGGCAGGCGTTTGCGCTGGTGAAGGCCTATGGCGATGTCGCGCGGCGGATCACCCGGCCGGTGGCGGGAAGCGTGCGGGTCGCGGTGGACGGGGTCGAGACGGCGGCGTTTGCGATCGGCGCGGGCGGGATGGTCGTGCTGGACGAACCGCCGGTCGAGGGGGCGCTGGTGACGGCGGGGTTCCGGTTCGATGTGCCAGTACGGTTCGCGGAGGATTCGCTGAGCGTGAACCGGGCGACGTTCATGGCTGGGGTGGCTCCGAGCGTTCCGTTGGTGGAGGTTAGGGAATCGTGACGGTGGACTGGCTGAACGAACCCCTCGCCACGATCGCCTATTGCTGGCGGATCGAGCGGCGGGATGGGGTGGCGATTGGGCTGACGGCGCATGATCGCGATCTGGAGGTGGATGGGTTCCACTATCGCGCGGCGCCGGGGATGACGCCGTCGGCGATCCGGCGCGGGGCGGGCTTGGATGCCGACAGTATGGATGTGACCGGGGCGCTGACCGGGGCGGCGATCAGCGAAGTCGATTTGCTCGCCGGGCGATGGGATGGTGCGCGGATTACGCTGTTCGCGGTCGACTGGACTGCGCCGGAAGAGCCGGTCGCGTTGGGGAGCGGGACGATTGGGGCGGTCGAGACACGCGACGGCACGCTGACTGCCGAGCTGCGCGGGGCGGCTGCGGCGCTGGATGCGCCGGTGGTCGAGATGACGTCGCCCGAGTGCCGCGCCGAGCTGGGCGACAGGCGCTGCCGGGTGGCGATGGCGGGGCGGCGGCGGTTTGCGCGGGTGGTCGCGGCGGACGGGGCGGTGTTGACGCTCGACAGCGCGGAGCCGGTGGCGGGCGGATGGGCTGGCGGGCGGCTGCGCTGGTTCGGCGGGGCGAATAGCGGGCTGAGCGATGTGATCGCGGCGTCGGCGGGGGATGTCGTGACGCTGCGGCGTGCGCCGCGCTTCGATGCAGTCGACGCGTTGGTGGAGGTGAGCGAGGGATGCGACAAGAGCATCGCGACGTGCGCGGGGCGGTTCGGCAATGCGGCGAATTTCCGGGGCGAGCCGTATCTGCCGGGGATCGATCTGTTGACGCGCTATCCGGGGGGATGAGTCCGCTGGAGCGGGCGCGCGGCGCGATCGGGGCGCGGTTTCGGCTGCATGGGCGCTGTGTGGTGCATGGGCTGGACTGTGTCGGGCTGGTGGGGCTGGCTTATGGGATCGCGGTGCCGCGGGGCTATGCGCTGCGTGGGGGCAGTGTTGCGCAGGTGATCGCAGCGGCGGAGGCGGCGGGGCTGGTGCGGGTCGACGATGCGCGCGCTGGCGACCTGCTGTTGCTGAATGCCGGGGCGGGGCAGCTGCACTTGGCCATCGCGAGCGAGGGCGGCGTGATCCATGCCGATGCGGGGCTGCGCCGCGTGGTCGAGCGGCCGGGCGTACCGCCCTGGCCCGAGCTGGCGCGGTGGCGGTTCAAGGGAGACTGAGATGGCGACGTTGGTGCTTTCCACGGTCGGCGGGGCACTGGGTGGCCCGGTCGGCGCGATGATCGGCGCGCTCGCGGGGCAGGTGATCGACCGCGAATTGCTGTTCAAGCCCAAGGGGCGCGAGGGGCCGCGGCTGACCGAACTCACGCTGCAGACGTCGAGCTATGGCACGCCGATCCCGAAGCTGTTCGGGACGTTGCGGGTGGCGGGGACGGTGATCTGGGCGACCGACCTGGTCGAGCATCGCCAGCGCGACGGCGGCAAGGGGCGGCCGACGGTCACCAGCTATAGCTATACCGCGTCGTTCGCGGTGGCGCTGTCGGCGCGGCCGATCCTGTCGGTCGGGCGAATCTGGGCGGACGGCAAGCTGCTGCGCGGGGCAGCAGGGGACTGGAAGGTGCGGACCGGGTTCCGGCTGCATCATGGGGGCGAGGATCAGGGGGTCGATCCCTTGATCGCGTCCGGCGAGGGTGCCGGATTGGCTCCGGCGCATCGCGGTATCGCCTATGCGGTGTTCGAGAATCTGGAGCTGGAGGAATTCGGGAACCGGATTCCCTCGCTGAGCTTCGAGGTGGTGGCCGATCCGGGTGCGGTGGCAGCGGGCGCGATCGTTGTGGCGCTGTCTGGCGGTGTGGTCGGCGCGGGCGAGGCGGCGCTGCCGATTGCGGGCTATTCGGGTTATGGCGAGAGCGTGCGCGGGGCGATCGCGCCGCTGATCGAGGCGAGCGGGGCGTGGCCGGTTTCCGTGGGTGACGGGTTCGTGCTGGCGAGCGGCTTGGGAAGCGCGGCGACGATCGCCGATCCGGGGGCTGCGGGGCGTGGGATCGAGCGCTCGATCGAATCGCCCGACCGGGTGCCGCGCCGCGTGGTGCTGAGCCATTATGATCCGGCGCGCGACTATCAGGCTGGTGTACAGAGCGCGTCGGACCCGCAGGGGCAGGATCGTGAGCGGCGGATCGAGCTGCCTGCCGCGCTTTCGGCGGGTGCGGCCAAGGGCATTGCGGAAGCGGAGCTGATTCGCGCCGATCTGGCGCGGGCGCGGCGGGTGGTGCGGCCGGGATGGTCCGCAATGGCCATCGCGCCGGGCGCGCGGGTGGCGATCTCGGGCGAGGCGGGCCAGTGGCGGGTCACCGAAAGCCGAATCGAGGCCGGAGCCGTTACGCTGGTCCTCACCCCGATCAGCGCGGCTGGCGTTGCGGCGACGGCAAGTCCGGGACGGGTGAACCCGGCACCCGATCGGGTCCATGGCGTGACCCTGTTGCATGGGTTCGAGATTCCGCATCTGGGTGACGGGCTGTTGAGCGGGCCGCGCCTGATGATTGCTGCGTGCGGCACGTCGCCCGGCTGGCGCAAGGCTGCGCTGGCGTTGAGCGGCGACGATGGTGCCCGATGGGAGGCGATCGGGGCGACTGCGGCGCCGGCGGTGATCGGTGTGGTGGTAGAGCCTGCGGGGAGTGCGAGCGCGCTGATCGAGGATCGCGCGTCGGAGTTGGTTGTAGAGCTTGCCCATTCCGAGATGGAACTGGCCGATGCATCGCCCGAGGCGTTGGATGCGGGGGCCAATCTGGTGCTGGTCGGGGACGAGCTGATCCAGTTTGCGCGCGCCGAGCCGCTGGGCGCGGCGCGCTGGCGGCTGAGCGGTCTGTGGCGCGGGCGGCGGGGCACCGAGGATGCGATCGGCGCGATGCGGGCGGGTGACCGGTTCATCCTGATCGAGCGCGAAACGCTGGTGCTTCAGGACGGGCGGGGGGCGGTTGGCACGCGGCTGACGCTGATGGCGGCGGGGGTGGGCGATGCCGAGCCGGTCGCGCTTGGCGTAACCGTCACCGGGCGGTCGGCGACTCCGCCTGCGCCGGTCGCGCTGCACGCGGTGCCAGATGCGGGCGGGAGGATGTTGCGCTGGACGCGCCGCAGCCGGGCGGGATGGCGCTGGAGCGACGGTACCGATGCGCCGATCGGCGAGAGCGCAGAACGTTATCAGCTGCGGATCATGGTGGCGGGGCAGCCCGATAGCGTGGCGCTGAGCGATGCGCCGCAATGGCTTGTAACAAGCGCCGCAGGCGCGACCGTGGAGGTGCGCCAGGCGGGCGATCACGGCCTGTCGCCGCCCGCCACCCTGATTCTCGATGCGATGGAGTGA